GCTTGGTTTGCTTTGTCATCATAAAAAGATTCATTTTTTATTACGTCCATGTATGAAGGATATTGTAACTCAATACTGATATCATTAGATATATCAACGATAGTTTTATCATTAAAACCAGTAGTATCTACCTTAATGTCGTCAAGATTTAAAGTAATTTTATTCTCTGTAGAGCACTCTTTACATGAATGAACAACATTTGTAGTTTCACCTACAGATTTCGCTCTAACTTTAGTAAACATATAGTCTACGTCAAATGTCGATAGTGTTTTTAAGTTTACGTTAGGTACGCAGTTAGATAAGCAATCTAACATTGAAGTTAAAATTTGTCTTTCATCTTTTGATTCAAAAGCAACTAATAACGTCTTTTGTTCTCCTACTAAAAAAGGTCTGAATTTAACCTCCTCTTTAGTCGTAGGAATAGTCATATAATACTTTGGTATCGTATTATCTAGTTGTGGTAATGGCATCTATTTCACTCCTATAATAAGTCAATTCCACCGAGTGGTGTATCAATGTCCATATTGATAAAGCTTTGTGTATTAGATGATCTTCTCCAGTTCGTATAAGCGAAGCTTACTGATAACTGGATAAGTCCATCTAACTCATTGTTTAATTCAATCGCGCTTGTTAATACAGGAAAAGCCTCTAGTAAATCGACTGAATATACCGTGCCTCCTCCTATTCCTGCATTGAATCTGATTGGTCCTACTTGTTTACTTACACCAGCTAAAGGTTGCCTAAGTTGATGTATTGTAATAATTCTAGCGTACTGGCTTTTATAATTACTTGTAAAAGCGTTACTACCTTCTTCCGGGATTGCAGTATTCCTCCATGCATCAAAATATTCTTTAACGCCATAGTCATTCATAAGATAGAATGTCATAGTGATGTCATCGACGGCGTAACCGTATGCAACCTTTTGAAACTCCATTCCGATTCTTCTATCATTTGTTAAAGTAACTTTAGCAGGCAAAGTTGTACTTGAACATAAGATATTCAGTTCTCTTCCGGAAGCACCGCCACCGCCTCCAGTAAGAAGTCCGACGATCCCTTGTAATAATCCACCACCTCCACCAAAGTTTGTTGGAAACGTAACTAAAAATCTATTATTTCTAGCAAAGCCTAACTTAGTATTGGCTAAAGCTTTTAATTCATCTACACTATTAGACATTCGCTATCTTCCTTGAATCTGAATATACTCTTCCAGCTGAAGCTTTCTTCCAACTCGCAGTTGGCATAAAGGTTACTATCTCCCATTCTGGTGCAGGTACCTGTGCAAACTTAGATTTAACATGATTCATTAAGTAGTGTTTGAAACATGGTTGAAAGTGTTTAAATTTAGCAGCGCCTTTGAGTAATCTGTATGTTAGAGTAAACCGTGTTGACTCATCGTATTTTTTATTGTTAACTGCATCAAGTAAACTATCTAAAAATTTTGCTCTTAAAACTGGTGCGATGTAGTGTAAGTTCAAACCTCTAAATCCACCCGGTGCTCTTTCGACAGGTATGACTAACGGAAAAGTATCATAATATGGAAGTTTGTCTTTTAACTTAGGATCATAGAAAAACATAAGCATGCTTCCAAGTAAAGGCGTATTTATTTTATTAACGCCTTCCTCTCTCATTAAAGATTCACGATTCACTCTTGTTAGTCTTTGTACACGTTTACGAAACCATTCTCTTGATTCCTCTGTTCGAGGAGTGATACCTTTTCTAAAAGCTTCAAGTTCTAATTTTTGAAATAAGTTACTCATGAATCTATTTATAACGTTTTCTACGCTTTTTTCGATATGTAGGTAGAGGTTTATATGCTTTAAGTTTTCCAGGGACTGGTTTTGACAACAACTTCATTTCTTGTAAAGTTTTTTCTGTCCACACTTGAAACTCCCAGCCTCGATCTCTTGCGTACTCGTTTGCTGCTTCCCATTTATTCATGTTCTTTACATAAGTCAGACCTTCTGTAATATATCTCTTAGTTCTTTTAGGACCAACAGGTGGTACGGTTTCTTTTTCTGGCTTAATCTCTACTAGTAAAGTTTTATCCTCAAATACAATTTTAACGTCTACATAATACTTATGATACTTTTTATCAACGTCATAATAGTATGGTACAACTATCTCTTCAGAACTCCAACCTTTGACTTGAGGATTCTTATCACACCATTGGAAAACAGCCTTCTCCCACAAAGACCTATATACTATATTAGTAAAGTCACCTTTGTATTTCGAAACGTTTTTCGGCTTGTAAAGACCAGAATATGTCATGACTTCCGTTATAAATAAAGAATAATACTTTAATATATCTATAAGGAGTATAAGATGGGAATACCTGATATGATAGGTCCTTTAGGAGAAAGAATTAAAAATCCATTGAATCCAGTAAATTCAGATTTTGCTGGTGGTGGGGCTACTAAAGTCATTAGCACAAATAGTATGGACATGGGTCTTGATGGTAGTGTTGCTGCTCAAACATTAGTAAACAATAAATTAAATTTTATGGCTGATGGTGGTGGAAGTAAATTAGAGTATCCTTTAGACGTAAGTGGTAACCCAGCTTATGCAGCAACAGTAAAATTTCAAATCTTAGAATTTACAAATCCAAATGAAGGTGAGTCTCAGAAAAAACATCAACCTTTGACTGATGATAATCTTAGCGCTACAGGCACTAGTTCGCCAAAGGTTGAAGGTGATGATGGTGTAGACGCATTTGGAGATTTTCCAGCTGTTGCGACAGGAGGAGATTATGGATTTATGAGTGATGAGGATATTGAAGTAGAAGAAAGAGGAGCTATTTTTAAAGCCAAGAAAGACGAACAAGCAGAAACGATCAATACATTAACCAGTGGACTTGCTAATTTTAAAAGAGATTTTTATCCTAAAGTTGGATCACCAAGTATCGTAATGTACTTTCCTATGTCACAAACGTTTGTAGACGGAATGAACTATGGTCCTGTCGATTTAAGAGCAGCAGGTGCAACAGTTGAAGCTTTAGGTAATGCAGGCGCGGTTGATACTATATCAAGTTTAGCTAGTAAGATAGTAAACCAAGGTGGCTCTGCTTTAAATTCAGTTTTAGCAGATCCGGGAGCTGCTGCTCTAGGTACGGCAAAAAGCGATTTTGCTCGAGCGTCTGCTGCTCGAACATTATCAAAGGCACCACTTGGAACTGGAAATGCAATAACATTATTAAATAGAATGATAATTAATCCTAATACTAGAAGTTTATTCGGAGGAGTCAATCTAAGAGAATTTGCTTTTCAATTTAAATTGATAGCTACTTCACCAGAAGAAGGTGAAATTATTCAAAAAATAATTAAGATATTTAGAAAAGAAGCTTATCCAAGATCTTATAGAGTTCCAGTCGGAGGAGAAGCTGATATTGCGCTAGGTTATAACTTTCCTAATGCTTTTCAAATAACATTTAATTTTAAAGACGCAGAAAACTTAAATATGCCTAAGATATTGCCTGCTTATTTAAGAAACATATCGCACACTATAAATCCTACTGGAGGTAGTTTTCGAAACGATGGTAAGCCAAACGAAATTGATTTAACATTAAGTTTCATTGAGCATAAAACTATAGACGCCATTGACGTAGAGGAAGGTTACTAATGTTATATTTTAACGAATTTGGTAAAACAACTTATAAATTTGGAGATGAGGTTGACCCTGTAATATTTCAAAACGTATCGATATACTCAGATGTAGTCGATCAAGTTAAAGACTCTGTTTCTTTTCTTAACGTGCACACGATACAAGAAGGATTCAGGCCTGATCAAGTTTCAATACAATTATACGGAACTTCACTTTATTATTGGACGTTTTACTTGATGAATGATAACATAAGACAACAAGGTTGGCCGTTAATTAGACATGAACTTGAAGCATACACACGTAAATCATTCCCTAATACTGTACTGACGATAAGAGATACGAACTTACCTACAACGTTTAAGGTTGGTCAAACAGTAACAGGTGGTACTTCTTCTGCGTCAGGTAAAATAATTAAAAGAAATTTAGACTTAGGACAAATTGTGATTGAAGGTGATTTAGCATTTACTCAAGGTGGTGAGTTATTAACATCAATAAATTCATCAGGAGTAAGTGAAACATTATCATCAATTTCAAGTTCCAAAGAGTATCTTGCCGCAGCTTACTATGTCGATG